AAAATTAAATATGACAGAGGCACTTAACTTTTTATCTGATCTACAGAGATTGTCTGCATTGGATACATACCTATCATCCTTTGTGCAAGGCATAAAAACATATGTCAAACCTGATGGTAAGCTTCATGTTAGATTACTACAACATAGAACTTCAACAGGCAGATTTAGTGGTGCAGATCCTAACATGCAGAACATGCCTAGAGGTGGTACGTTTCCTGTAAAGAAGGTATTTGTATCACGTTGGGATGGGGGAAAGATATTGGAGGCAGATTTTGCACAATTGGAATTTAGGGCTGCGGCATTTTTATCTCAAGATAAAGTGGCAATTGACGAAGTATCAACTGGATTTGATGTACATGCATATACGTCTAAAGTTATCACTAATGCTGGTCAGCCGACAACTAGGCAAGAGGCTAAAGCACACACGTTTGCACCGTTATATGGTGCGACTGGGTTTGGGAGAAGTAAAGCTGAAGCCGCCTACTACGAGCACTTCACAGAAAAGTACAAGGGAATCAAGTCATGGCATTCCCGATTGGCTAAAGAAGCTCTAGCTACAGGAAAGATAACTACACCTTCAGGTAGACAGTTTGCATTCCCAGATGTTCACAGATTAATGTCTGGTAAGATAACTAACTTTACGCAGATAAAGAATTATCCTGTGCAATCATTTGCTACTGCTGATATTGTTCCTTTAGTTCTTATGTATATAGAGAAAAAACTAGAGCCTTATCAATCTTGTGTAGTGAATAGTGTGCATGATTCTATAGTTGTAGATGTACACCCAAATGAAGAAAAGGAGATACTAGAAGTTATAAAAATAACAAATGATAATATGATATCTCTAATAGAAAAAGAGTTTAAAATAGAATTTAACGTACCATTATTATTAGAGGCAAAAATAGGTTATAATTGGCTTGACACTAAAGATGTTGCGTGATATAACTAGGCACTTATTGAAAGGAGAAATTTATGAATGAACTAATTAATATAAGTAAAGATAGCTATGCAGACTTGGCTAAAGCTATGGGAATAGCTGGAGAAGTTACTGCAAAACCAAAGAAGTCTAGCAACTTAAATAGACTAAGAATATGGCATTCACCAATTATGGGTCAAGCAGAAGTCAATGGTAAAAATGCTAATGTTGAGGTTATAGAAGGTGGTGCATATAGACTAGAGTTGGTAGAAGAAAATAGCTCTAAGTATTTTTATGCAAAGAGTATAAGTATTCGCCCTTTTATGCAAAGATTTATGCTAAGAAGATATATTGCAAATCTAAATGCAAAAGCTGGCGAACCTAAAGGTATGTTTCACAGAACAATCATGTCTGATAATCTCAATAGTGATTTAAAAGATAATACAGGCAGATTTAATTGTGGCAAACCATCAGGTTACATAGAGGATTTCAAATCTCTCGCACCTGATATGCAGGATTTAATAAGACAAATAAAACGTGTTCGTGTTGTATTTGGTGTAGTCACTTTAGATAATCCTGTAGATGAAAAAGGACAACCTGCGGAGCTTTCTGATTTACCATTTATTTGGGAAATAGATAACAAAGATGCTTTTAAAACTATTGGAGATAAGTTCAATGAGTATGTTAAGAAGTCTAGGTTACCTATTCAGCATATGATCCATTTAAATGGAACTAAAGCAAATCAGTTACCTAATGGAAGTTATTTCTACACTCCTCTTGCAGAGGTAGATTTCTCAGAATCTTTTGATGTAACAGATGAGGATCAAAAGTTATTTGGAGACTTTGTTGATTGGATAAAAAACTTCAACGACTACATATGTAAGGAGTGGGAAGAAAAGGTGGAGTCTAGACAAAATCCTGTTTCTGAAGAAGAAATGGAAACTGTAGAGTCATTCATTGATATTGAGGGCAATAACTAATGAACCATGTCGCTGAACTGAAGTTGCACCAATACATGACTGATGCAGTCAATGGTAAATCTACTATGTCAGATGAGATTATTCATCAAGTAGCCGATGACATAAAAGATGCATTGCAACGTCAGTTTGGTGGTAAGGTCAAAAGAAAAGACTTTACCCTACGTATGTCAAATGTAGGCAGACCCACTTGTCAACTTTGGTATGAAAAGAATAAACCTGAAACTGCTTTACCTAGATCAAATAATTTTATGATGAACATGATGTTAGGAGATATAGTTGAGGCAGTTTTCAAAGGTATTTTAAAAGCAGCCAAAGTAGAATATGAAGAGTCTGATACTGTTACACTTAAATGTAAAGACGCAGAGGTATCAGGTTCTTATGACTTAGTTATTGATGGAGCAGTTGATGATGTTAAGTCAGCGTCTGATTGGTCTTATAGAAATAAATTTGAATCATTTGAAACTGTCAAAGATGGAGATGGTTTTGGGTATGTTGGTCAACTAGCAGGTTATGCAAAAGCATCCAATAAAAAAGTTGGTGGTTGGTGGGTAATCAATAAAGCTAATGGTCATTTTAAATATGTACCAGCAGAGGGGTTAAATTTAAAAGAAGAGATAGCTAAGATTGAGGATACAGTTACTACTATAAGTAATAATAAATTTGAGAGGTGTTTTGAGCCTGAAGAAGAAACCTTTAGAGGTAAACCTACTGGCAATAAAGTATTAAATATTAACTGCAAGTTTTGTGATTACAGATATGATTGTTGGAATCTAACTGATAAACCTGCTGTTATGTCAAAAGCACAGACACCTAAAATTGTTTCTTATATAGATTTTGTTGATAATGTCTCCTCACAAAATTAGAAGAGAAGCTATAAAGTATGGATATAGGAGTGGGTTAGAACATGCTATCTCACTCTACCTAAAAAAATTGAAACATAAGTATGATTATGAATCAATAAAAATAGAATGGGAAGACTTGACATATCGCACCTATACTCCAGACTTTATATTAAGTAATGGTATAATTATAGAAACTAAAGGAAGGTTTTTAGCCGCAGACAGAAAGAAACATCTCTGCATAAAAAAGCAACATCCTAAATTAGATATAAGATTTATCTTTACAAATAGTAGAAATAAGCTTAGTAAAGGTGCTAAGTCTAGCTATGCACAATGGTGTATTAAACATGGTTTTAGATACTATGACAGAATTATACCTGAAGATTGGCTAAAAGAAAAAGGTAAAAATAAACACTTGAACTTTATTAAATTTTCAGGTACAAAGATAAGGAGATAATTTATGTTAGACAGAAGAAACCCAAACTCATGTTTTATAGAACTAAATCCTAAATGTGATAAAAGCTATTGGACTGGAGAATTAGAAGTTAATATCATAGCCTCTGAACACAGTAGTCTTGATAAAGAAAGCAGAGAAAGTTTATTGCATCTATCTCAATTAGTTGCATCTACTGTAGCTCTAATGGAACAAGATCCTAACTTAACAGCTAGATTAGAGAGTTTTGTAAATGAAGCAGAAGAGTTTATAAAAGAAAAATCTAAACCTAAAGTACATACAGAGGGAAACATAATAAGATTAGATTTTAACAAGGATAAAAAATGATGAGACATTTACAATATATGAAAAAGAAGTTTAAAGAAATGGAAGATAAAACAAAGGAGCAGAAAGTGAAATATTTATCAGGTGTAAAAAAACAAGCCCAAGAGCAATCAGATCATAAACAAACTATGGACATGGTAAATAGTCCTGAACATTATAATAAAGCAGGTATAGAGACTATTGACGCTTTAGAGGCTATGTTAACAAAAGGATTTGATTATTATCTACAAGGAAATATAGTTAAGTATATATGGAGATATAGATACAAAAATGGTATTGAAGACTTAAAGAAAGCAGAGTGGTATCTCAAAAAGTTGATTGAGGTCTACGATGGTAAGAGTTAAAATGATCTTATCATTAGTTGTTGATGAAGAGGAATATCCCATACCTTCAGATGGTATGGTTGGACAAGAAATAGAAGACTACTTTATTGATATGGTGCATGAAGTAGATGGTTTAAAAATAAAAACAATAAAAACAGTAACAGAGGAGACGTAGATGTTAAAAAATTATTTACCCACAGACTACCAAAACTTCATAGCACTCTCTCGCTATGCAAGATGGAAAGATGATGAGCAACGTAGAGAGAATTGGAGTGAAACTGTAGACAGGTATACAGATTACATGAGTAATCATTTAAGTGTTAATTATGGTTATACTATAACAAAGGCTCTAAAAGAAAAAATTACAGATCAAATAATGTCTCTCGGTGTTATGCCTAGTATGAGAGCTTTGATGACATCAGGACCTGCATTAGACAGATGTCATGTAGGTGGTTATAATTGTAGCTACATACCTGTAGATAGTCCACGTAGTTTTGATGAGTGTATGTATATTCTTATGTGTGGCACTGGTGTTGGTTTCTCCGTTGAACGTGAAAACATAGACAAATTACCTATTGTCAATGAACACTTTGAAGATAGCACTACTATCATTACTGTTGCAGATAGCAGACCCGGATGGGCAAAAGCATTAAGAGAGCTTATTGCTATGTTATATGTAGGGCAAGTTCCTAAATGGGATGTGTCACAAGTAAGACCTGCAGGTGCAAGATTAAAAACATTTGGTGGTAGAGCATCAGGACCTGCACCCTTAGTTGAATTATTTCACTTTTGCATACAAAAATTTAAAGCAGCAAAAGGTAGAAGATTGTTTCCAATAGAGTGTCACGACATCATGTGTAAGATAGGAGAAGTTGTAGTTGTTGGGGGTGTCAGACGTTCTGCTCTTATCTCTTTATCTAACTTAGGCGATGACCAAATGCGTCATGCAAAGTCTGGACAATGGTGGGAAAATGAAGGACAAAGAGCATTAGCTAATAACTCTGTTGCATTTAAAGGTAAGCCTGAGATGGGTACGTTCATGAGAGAGTGGACATCATTATATGAATCTAAATCAGGTGAGCGTGGTATTC